GTGCAGACGTCGAAGCACTCATCACGGGATGGGGACTCGGCGAGCCCATCATCGCGCAGGAGCTTCAGGCCTCGCAGTCGTACTCGACCAAGATGCCGGTCGTGGTCGCATCCACCGGCAACACCTCGTTCATGTCCGAAACGGTCACGGGCTCGGACACGACCTTCTACATCTTTTGCGTCGAAGCCTCGACCAGCCAGCTCGGAGCCCTGCTCTACCTGACCAGTTCGCCGTTCCAGGTGCGGTACTACACGGGCGACACGGGCGGCACCGGGATGGATGCAGTCCTCAACCGTGCGAACGAGTTCGAGTACCACGTCCAGGGCCGCATCTCGACAGGGTTCGGCCACCCGTACGCGCTCTTCAAGGTCGGCCCCTGACCTGATCCTTCGGTTGAACTCTTCCCATCGCGGGAAGAGTTCAGTCGACTCCAGCCCCACACTTCCCCTGCCAAAGCGGGGGAGGCTGGGGCTTTCGGGGTGTTCGCGCCATGAGTTTTCCCGCCCTCGACCTTGCGACATTCTCCACTCGGACGACGATTCCGACCGGGGACGTTGCTGTCGTCGAAGGGAACCAGCCCGGGTACGTGAACCAACGCATCGTGACGCAGACGGGGTGGCTCTACAATCGGCTCCGCAAGCGGTACGCGAAGACGATCCCCTTTGGGCAGACGGCACCCTCGCTTCTCGCCTGGGGGATCTCTCCGCCCGCCGTGACCCTCATCGGGCGACCTGTTCTCGGGTCGATCCTCGTGAGGATTCAGGTGACGACCCCCGGTCCTCTCGGCACCGCGGTTGTCATGTACACCATCAACGGGGGCTCAACGTGGACGACCAGCGTGACCACGGCTCCCACAGTGCTCCTTGGCACTTCTGGGATGTCTGCCGTGTTCCCTGTGGGCACGTACGACACGAGCAACCAGTACGCAGCCGCGACTCCCGTCCCCGAGAGCTTCTTGGATTGGCTCACCGTGCTCGTCTCGAACGATGTCATGTGGAAGCGGGGAACCAACCCGCAGGATCCAGCCATCGTGGCCCTCACGGAGCGTCGCAAGCAAGTCCTCGACGAAGTCAAGGAAGCGGCTGACTCCAAAGACGGGCTGTTCGACCTCCCCATCTCGGATGACGAGCAGTCCGCCATCTCCTCAGGGGGGCCGATGGGTACCTCGAACGCGTCTCCATACGCCTGGACGACACAGACGGGGAATGCAGGACGAGCGCAGGATGCAGGCCGGTGGCGAGGCTCCCGATGACCGGCGACGCCCAGCTCCTTGAGATGATCCGCAGGGTCGAGAAGCTCGGCTCCGAGGGTATCTCCGAGCTGTCAAAGGCCGCAGCCCCGAGGATCGAAGAGATATCCAAAGCCAGCGCCGCAGCGGGCATGACCCCCGACGGTCAGACCTGGAAGCCGAAGAAGGACGGGGGCAAGCCCCTTCAGAACGCAGCAGCGGCCGTCGAGTGCATCGCCCTCTTCGACCGCATCAAGATTCGTCTCGTCGGCACAGCCACGGGCTCACAGAAGGTACAGGCCATCCAGAACTTGACTCGTCCCATCATCCCCGCCCGCGGCGGAGAAATTCCAAAGCCGCTTGTCGAGACGCTCAAGGACGTAGCAGGCCGAACCTTCAAGCGAATCATGGGGGGCGGCTGATGTTCCAAACGCAGGACTCCAGCGTCCCCATCCTCACTCCCTTCCTCGATCCACTCATCGAGGTCACGGAGAAGGTTCGCACCTGGTTCGCGGACCCCTTCGTCCTCGCGATGCTGACGCAGCAGAACATCACCCCTCCGCAGATTGGGGTGACCAGCTACAACGCTCGGGAGCAGCAGCTCAATCAAGGTGTGGGGCAAGCCAACCGCATCGTGTTCATGCCGGGCAGCTGGCCTGACGGCTCCAACCAGGGCGTGCTCGTGGCTCCTGTTCGTCGCAAGGGCGTCTACGAGCGCGTCAACGCGACTTGGGAGCGCATCGTGACCGCGTCCGTGTGGGCTGTGGACAGCTCCGACGCGTCCAACCAGGAGAAGCAGATCCAGGCGGTCTCCTCGCTTCTCAACACGCTGCACACTGCACTCCGCGATGTCCTCCAGGGGGACTTCCCTGGCATCGGAGAGATCTTCCGTGACCCCAAGGTCGGTTCAGGGAACCAAGCCTTCGGCATGGAGCTGCTCTTCCAGTTTGTGTTTCGGTGCGAAATGCGCGGGCTCCCAGTCAATGTTTCCGGTGTGCCGGTCACCCCCGTCATCAACAGTTGAAGAGGTAAGCGATGCTTCCGTCCGTCCAAATCTCCAAAATCAACGCGAATGCTGGGACCGTACCTGCCTCCTCGAGGGGTATCTCGTGCATCATCGCCCCGTGCTCGGGTGGTTCTGCCATCTCCAACGTCCCGTCCTCGTGGAACAGCCCGTCGCTCGTGCAGCAGACGTTCTTGTCGGGCCCTCTCGTCGAGATGGCGGCCTACGAGATGACCGCGACGAATCTCCCCGTCGTTTTGGTCAAACCTACGACCTCGACAGTAGCCACGTACGGCAACATCACTTCGGTACTGAACGGTAGCTCGACGTTCGCTCCGGCTACGGCCAGCCCCGCGCTCATCGCGGACGACTACAACGCCGTCGCGACCGCTACGGTGGCCTCGCCCCTTCCCCAGGGGTGCGCAGGCGTCGTCGTCGCCTTCACCGTGGGTGGGGCCCTCGGCACCCCGGGAATCCAGTACGTCTACTCCCTGGACGGCGGTAACTCTTGCTCGGCTGTGCAGAACCTGGGGGTGGCCACCACGATTGCCCTCGTGGAGCCCGTCACCGGAGCCGACACGGGTGTTCGAATCGCGCTGGGTGCCGCGGCCACGATCGTCACCGCGGGCGACTACTTCTGGTTCGTCACGACGGGCCCTCGCATGACCACAGCCGACCTCACGAGCGCCCTCGCGGCCCTCTACGTCTCCAAGCAGCCTTGGGATCTCATGCTCGTCCACGGGGAGACCGATTCCAGCTTCGCCAACGTCATCCAGCCGTGGATCAACACGCTCAACGCAACGGGACGGTACACCACGGCCCTCATCAACACACGATTCAAAAATCAAACACCGGGTGCGGTCGAGACCGAGGTGGCCTACCAGACCGCCATGGCCACCGTGGCCGGGGACATCGTGGGCAACGACCTCATCGTCGGCGCGGATGGCGGTGCCTACGTCTCGCCCCTCACAGGCATAACCAAGGCCATGCCATCCTCGATGTATGCCCTCGCCCGCTGCGAGGCCAACAACGTCGGAGTCGACCCTGCCGAAGTTGACCTAGGGGCACTCCCCAACTGCAACATCGACAACCCGCAGCTCACCCCGGCCTACCACGACGAGGCCGTGACCCCGACTCTCGACAGCCTGCGCTTGACGACCCTGCGTTCGTTCTTCGACCGCCCAGGCGCGTATATCACCAACTGCTACCTCATGTCGAGCCCAGGCTCCGACTACATATACATCCAGAACGACCGCACGATGAACACGGCCTGTGCGCTGGCCTACAGCCTGCTCACGAGCCTGCTGTCGAAGGGTGTGCCCCGCAACCTCAAGACGAGCTGCATCCTGGAGCCCACGGCCAAGGCCTGGGAAGACCTCATCACCTCCCGCATCGCGAAGGCGCTCACGGGGCAGGTGAGTGGCATCACGTTCACCATCTCGCGCACCGACAAGCTCACAGGCAACGGTCCGCAGACCATCCACGCCACGGTCAGCAACGACAGCCTCGTGTACGTCAAGACCTTCGAAGTTACCGCGGAGTTCGTGTCGACTTTGTGAAAGCCCTGACAGGGCAAGGGAGTAAGTAGTCATGCCAGGTGCAGATCGCAGTAGACTCCAGGGACTCGCATTCACCGGCGTTTCGTGCCTCTTTTCGATTACCACGGCGGGTGGCAACCAACTCGCCAACCTCGAAGGGGTCATCGGTCAGGGGTACGAAGAGAAGCGCACCCGACCCATCATCTACGGCAGCCGTCGCGATGGCCAGCCCATCGGCAAGGGCTCGGGCCGCTACGAGCCAGGGTTGCTAACGATGGATGTCGAGGAGGCCACTGCGGACCTCATCACCGACGCCCTCGCGGCAGAGGCTGATGACGGCGCGAGCTTCGGCGATGTGGACTTCGATGTCCAGATCCAGCTCTACGAGCCGAGCAAGGCCATCGAGGTCATCAACTTCTCCTTCGTAGGGTGCAACGTCGACTCGGACAAGGGGGACTATCCAACAACGCCGGATGGCCTCAAGAAGAGCTTCGGCTTCTCGTTCCTTGCCAAGATCGGCAACAACGGGAAGACGTTGTTCTCGCAGGTGAGGACTACATGACTCCGACCCTCGACGAAGAACTGGCGGAAGTCGAAGCGCAGCTCGCTAAACTGGAAGAGCAGCGCGAAGCAGAGGCCAAGCAGCACCGAATCGACCTCGGCAAGCTGCGGCTCAAGTACAGCTCGGAACTCGGGAAAGAGGGGCGCGATTTCGCCATCGTGGATACGGTGGAGGGCGTCGTGGTCATCACCCGAGTTCCCGCCATCGTCGCCAAGAAGTTCCGTGACTCCATCTCGGGGGACAAAGAGAACACGCCGCAGAAGAGCTACGAGTATACGGCGCCCGGAGTCGCGCATCCCGACAAGGACACCTACAAGCACTGGTGCGATGTCGCGGACTTCATCCCGGTCATCGTCGCCAACGCCCTGACCACGCTGCACGGCATCGTGGACGCGGAGAAGAAGGGAAAACACTGAGGCTCTACGAGGAAGCCCTCGCAGACACAGGTATCGCGGCAGCATGTATCCAGGCTCTGTTCGACCACGAGGTCTCTGAGGAAGGGGATGCCGACCGCGCCCACGTAGGAGCCAGAATCATCGCGGGGAAGTGTTTGAGTTGACGGAGGCTCGGGACTCTTGGCGGACGCACAGGCACAGTTCACTATTGACCTTAAGGGAGACCTCAAGGCGCAGTCGAAGGAGGCTTCGAGTGCCCTCAGTGAGCTTCGCGACAAGATCAAGGGCAACCAGTCTGAGATCGAGGGGTACAAGTCTGCCCTCAAGGCCCTCAAGGGCAACTCCGATGAGGTCAAGGCAGCACAAGCCGAGCTGAAGTCCAAGCTAGATTTGGCCAAGAAGAGCCTCGAAGACAACAAGGTCTCCGCTCAGCATCTCAAGGACAAGCTCACGGAACTCCGAGCTGCTAGTCACCAACAGGCCGCAGCAGCGAAGGAGCAAAAGGAGAGCTTGGACAAGCTCACCAAGTCCCTGCAGATGGCTGGGGGGCCCTTCGCTAGTCTTGCGAACGCCATGAACCGATACAAGGAGGCCATGGAGACGGGCCACGGCCCGGCGATCCTGATGGCAGGTGCACTCCAAACGGTTGTTGTTGCCGCCTTGGCATTTACGGCTGCCATCATCGGAGCAGAAGTGGCCTTCTTCAAGTGGGCCGTGGGCGCCGCCGATGCAGCTCGCAGCCTAGATCTCCTGCAGGAAGCTGCTGCGGGCAGTGCGGAGAACTCTGCTGCGATGACGAGCCAGATCGATGCAATGGCTCGCAAGGTTCCCACGGCCCGTGACGAGCTTCAGAAGCTCTATCAGGAGACCTACAGGCTCAACAACCACACAACGATGAGTGGACAGGCCATTCAGTCCACCTACGAGGCCATCGCTCAGTCCAGCGCCGCCATGGGGGACGAGGTAGGCAAGCAGATCGGGAACCTCATCACCCGCTCCAAGATGGTTGGGGTCATTCGCATCACCCCACTGGACGTCCAGGGCACGGGTGTCGACTACGAGAAGGACCTTGTAGAGCCTCTCGCCAAGGCCATGAACAAGGCGGGCCCCATCACCGCTGAAGCCATGAACAAGGCTCGTGCTCAGCTGGCCATCGGCGGCCTCAAGATGGAGGCAGGGGCCCAGTTCGTTGCCGACGCTGTCAACAAGCGGTTCGGGGACATCAACATGCGCCAGATGCTGAGTCTGGGCGTCATGTGGACGAAGCTCAAGGAGACATTCGTCTCCTTCACCCGCAGCATCAATCTCGACCCGCTCCTCAAGGCCGTTCAGCACTTCTTCGACATGTTCAAGGGGGAGAACGACGTAGGCACGGCACTCAAAAACATCATCGACATCCTGGGTAACCAGATGGTCGACAGCATCTCGAAAAGTGGTCCCAAGGTCGAAGAGTTCATCAAGCAGCTCATGGCCGATATAGAGAACTTCACCATCGACTGTCTGGAGGGCAAAGACTCCCTCATGGACATGTTCAAGGTGAAGCCGGATGACATGCTCACGGACTTGAAGGAGATGCTCCAACTCGCCAAGGACCTCTTGGTGATACTCGGCGCGCTCAACAAAGCTCGTGAGGGTGTGGCTACGATCATCGCAGGGGCCGCGTCCCTGCCGGGTGCGGCCCATGCCTCCGACCTCCAGGATCAGGCCAAGGCATACGCAGCAGCGGCCAAGGCGCGACAAGAAGCAGGTGGGGTCAAGTCAGGCTACAAACCCCACGAGGCACCCGCGAGCTATCCTGCCGTCCCGACTCCTGCGAACTCGGGCCCGCCCGTTTTGGCTCCAACCTCGTCTCCCCCGCACGCAGAGGGCGGTATCGTAGGCGCGCCCGCACCGGGTGAGTTCTGGGCGTCCGTCGCACCAGGAGAGCAGATCGTTCCGGCAGGGGCTTCACCCGGAGGGGGTGGCGGGGGCATCACCATCCAGACGCTCAACGTCAACATCGAAGCCAAGGGGGGCACGGGCAAGGAGATCGCTCAGGGCCTCGTGGAGGAGTCCTTCCTGGAGAAGCTGACCCACACGTTCGAGGTCGCGCTCGGGAACATCGGCATCGGAGTTCAGGAACCCACATGAGCACGACAGCCCCCTACGTCATCGCCCAGAACTCTGCTGGGCTCCCGAACCAGGACTACTTCTGCCTTGGCGGGGGACAGGCGGGTTCGGTCGCGGTCAGCCCTGGTAAGTGCGTGGTCTCGGGTCTCAATCGTCCCCAGGGGTGGGACGTGCGCAAGGGCTACGCCCTCTCAGGCGCAACTGTGGTGCCCACGGGCTCAAACCTCAGCAAGTTCAGCGTCATCGTGACTGTGTGGGCAGGGGCGCAGTATTCCGAGTGGAAGGATTTCTCGAACACGTACCTCACCAGGGCCGCAGTGCTCGTGTCGGGTACCGTGACTCCAAAGGCCCTCTCCATCGTGCATCCGGTCGTCAACGACCCGCCCTATTCGATCACCGAAGTCGTGGTCGAGGACGTCGTCGCCCTTCGGGAGAACGATGACGGAATCTACGAGTTCGAGATTCACTTCCTGGAGTACCGCAAACCACTTCCTGCCATCGGGAAGCCCGCGGCGGCCACCCCTGTGGCGGCCAACCCGGTACCCTCGGCCTCTGACAAGGCGTTGGCAGCCGCCAATGCTCGTGCAGCAGCTTACCGAGCTGCCCATCCGGCGACCCCATGAGCGACTACAGCATCAGCCTCAACGGAATCCGCTGCGTCAGCCTACGGCTTGTGACGTGCTGGAAGGGTACGTTCTTCGCGGACTGTTCCCTCGACTCTGACTCTACGCCGGTGACATCTGCGGACGTGCCCTCTGGGGTGGTCACGATCACCATCGCTGCTGGAGACTCTGGAGAGCAGCCCATCACCATCATTGGGACGGTCGACCCCAACAACTCGGGACGCTTCGTGTCGACCGTCCCGGTGCGTGTCATCGGGGGTTATGGCTGGCTCCAGAAGGTATCTGCTCAGCACTTTCACTCGGACGCAGGAGTCTCCAGCGTCACGGTGGAGAAAGCCACGGCAGCAGTGGTCGGTGAGAAGATCATCGATCCGTCCCCCGTGCTCCTGGGAACGGATTGGGTTCGAGTGGCCGATGAGCCTGCATCCTCCGTGTTTCAGCAACGGGACTGGTACGTAGACACGGACGGGATGACCCAGGTGGTTAGTCGTCCCACGACGACTCCAGACTCTAGCGTGGAACTTCTCTCGTGGGACCCGTTGCACCAGCATGGCACCCTCTCGGGAGACGCCCTGGTGCTCCCCGGCACGGTCATCACCGATGCTCGCTTCGACGGCCCTATCACGGTACGGGACGTGGTGCAGACGTGGGATCACTCAGGCACCAAGATCGAGATATGGTGTGGTCAGACGGCCAACACCAAGCTCATGACAGCCATGCAGCACATGGTCAGGGTCTTGGGAGGTGTCTCGGGGCTCAAGAGGTACCGCTACCGTATCGTCACGCAGAATGGGGACGGTAGGCTCGTTCTTCAGGCCGTGCAGAATCCCGACGGTTCGAAGAGCGACGCGCCTGACCTGAATCCCGTGGCGGTAGCCCCCGGGATGAGTGGGCTCTCCGCCCTCTACAAAACCTCCAGTGAATGCACCGTGGCCTTCATCGCGGGGGACAAGAGCCAGCCTTGGGTTGAGTCCTTCGACAACGCGAACCTCCCGACGGAGCTGACCCTGGACGCCTCAAGTGTCGTCCATGTCGGCCCCAACGCCACGGTGAAGCTCGCGGAGAAGTCCGCAGGTTACCTGGGGGCTCCCTTGGGTCGAGTGGGTGATGCCGTGACCGTCATGCTTCCGCCGTTGTGTCCCCTCAGCGGCACCCTGAACGGCGTTCCGATCCCTCCTGGCACCCTGTTCCTTTCGGTGCCGTTCCCCTTGCCAGGTGCCATCCAGACGGGCGCACCCTCAGCTCTAGGTTGACATGCTTTCCACGATCGGCGTCCTCAGCATTCTGGCTCTCGCGGCTCCCACGTTCGGGATCTATGCGAGCCTCATCGTGCAGTTGGGCGTTGAGATTCAGGCCCTGCTGACCATCACGGCACAGCTCAACATCCAGCTCCCCACACTGGCTCTGTCTCTTCAGGTTCTCCTGGACATCCTTGTCGAGCTACAAGCCGACCTACAGCTCACGTTGCCCAGCGTGAGTCTTTACCTGTCGCTCCAGGCCGAGCTGGCCATCCTCTTGGGCATCGTGGCGGCGCTTCAGCTCTCCCTCTCGGTTGCGGCCGTGGGTGGGATCTACGTCTTGACCTATGGGGGCCCGGGTAACGAGCTGGGGAGCGCCATCTCTGGCTCGGGTGCGTTCACCACCGCGCCTGTCACAGCGATCATCCTCGGAGCCACATCCTCCGCTGCGTTCGCGGCGATGACGGAGATCTTCAACGGCGTCCCCTTCGGCCCAGGGCTCAACGTCGTCGGGGAACTCACGTTCTCGGCGTTCATGGCCTCGACGTTCACTCTCCTGGCCAGCCTCTTCGGGGAGTTCAACAGCCGGTACAAGGCCATGCTGTCCGCGTCGGCCCGCATCTCCGTGGAGCCCCCCACGGTGGCCGCAAGTGTGACCCTCGCGGCTCAGATCGAAGCGAGTCTCAAAGCGGGCATCCAGTTCGGGATGCCCGAAGTGTCTGCAGCCATTGTGGCCAGCGTCCAAGCTCGCATCGCGCTCATCGCCAGCTTGATTGCTCAGATCAACGCGGCCCTCTCTTGGGGCACGGACGGCTTCGATGTCTTAAAGTACGTTGGAGCGGGCAACGGGATGGGTGCGGCCCTCACGAGCGAACTATCGGGTCAGTGGCCTGACGGAGTGTCCGCCACGCAACCGTCCAACGTCATCATCCTCGCGGGAACGACCCCTGCGGCCAGTGCGGCTCTCACCTCGTTCTTTGCTGCGGCAGCTTGAGAAGAAGAAGACGTGAGCAACCTAGCCAACCCACTCCCCAACACGCTGAACCCGCTCTACCCCCAGAGCATGGCGACTCTCTGGTACCAACCCGACGGGACGTACGCCGCAGCTTCAACGGGAGCACAGGGAGAGGTCGCGGTCGAGGTCCCTATCACGGACGCCGTCTGCTACGAGGACCTGGATCCGAACGGCAACGAAACGACCTCGGACGCTCAGGCTCTCTCGCAGGACATCTTCCACATCTTGCTCGAAGTCTACGGGAGCAACCTCGACGACCTTGCAAGGGGCATCGGGGTTGAGGGCTGGCTCAGCGCGAACTCGGACAAGATTGAGGCCCTCCCGAGCATCATCGACTCGCAGCTCCGCAAGGACACACGGATCACTTCGAGTAAATCCAAGCTCATTGTCCTTGGCACGTCGCCCCCGAGCTATCAAATCAACATCGAGCTCGTGGCGAGCGGGTCGGTGATCCCGTTGGCGTTCCTGTTCACTCAAGCGCAAGGACTTACGCCTCTATGATCTCTCTGCCGACACTTCTCTCGCCGGTTACAGCGGCCCAGGCTCGGACGACTGCGGTCAACCAGCTCGTGAGCTACGGCATCCCCGCCAACAACTGGCGTCAGGGTGGCGTGTTCTCGACCCTGCTCACGGTCTTCTGCACCCTCTACGCGGGGCTCTTCTCACTCGTTAGCCAGGCCATCAACTCGATGTTCTTGGGCACAGCATCGGGGCAATGGCTTACGGCCCTCGCATACTACGTCTACGGAATCACCGCGCAGAAAGCCACGTTTGGAACGACTCCGTACACGCTCACGAACACGGGGGGAGGCATCTACAGCTTCGCGCCGGGTCAGTTCGTTTGCCAGTGCGGCATCAATGGCAACTCTTTCACAAACGTCTCGACATTCAGCCTAGCCGCAGGTACCCCCGCGACTCCCACGACGGCCACATTCGATGTGGTCGCTCAAGTTGCGGGTACAGCGGGTGGGGCTCCTGCGAATACCATCACGACTCTCATAACCGTCATGGTCAGCGTGACAGGTAACAACTCCGCGGCATGCCTCGGACTCGATGCGGACTCGGACGCGAAGATCGTGTCTAAGTGTTACGCCGCGCTAGCTGCACGCAGCCAGAAGGGCCCCGCAGGTGCCTACCTCGCGGCCATCTACGGTTACTCGAACGTCCCTGGCGCCACGAACTCCGTCACAGGGCAGCCGGTCAACATCAACCGCACCCAGGTCTACACGGATCCCGACACGGGCAACATCTCGGTCTACCTCGCGAGTCCTGCGGGCGTGCCCGATGTGAATGACATTGTGGGAGTGCAGACGGCCATCGATGCCATAGCGAGGCCCATGGGAGTCGTGGCCACAGCAATGGCCTGTACTCCGGTCTACGCGTCCGGCACGATCACCCTCTGGAGCGATTCGGTGGGGGCCAAGGCCGCTCAGGATGTTGAGATCATCGCCTATGTGGAGCTGCTCTCGGCGTTCTCGACCTACCCCATCGGCGGCCTCACCAAGCCGCCGGGGACACAGGGCTACCTCTGGGCCTCGTACGTAGAAGGTGTCGCGATGCGAGCGGATCCGAGCATCTACGCGGTGGACTTGCCCATCGTCAATCTGCCTCTCGCGCCAGGGGCCGCTGCAGTGTTCACGGGTAATATCCTCGTGAGGCAGGTCAGCCAGTGAGCCAGAGAGGCTTCAAAGACTCCCTGCGTCAGTTCGTGACGCAGTGGCTGGCCGACCGGCCTACGCACTTGAGTGCAGGCCGGGTGGGCTTCCAGTTCCTTTACACGATCGCGGGGCTGGCCGACGACGCGATCGAGGCCATCTGGGAGGGCACCTACGCAGCGCAGCCTGGCTCGGACAGTCGAGTGGACAACCTCTCACTCCTCGGTCAATCCCGAGCGCGTATCCAGGGGGAGACGGAGACGAACGCGGAGTTCATCGTCACCCTCCAGCACTGGCTCACAGACCTCCGAGGTCAAGCGGATGACGCGGGGCTCGCCAAGGAACTCAACAGGTGGTTCGCGGGCAACCCGATGGTGCGGGTCATCAACCGCAAGGGGCTCTACACGACCTGTACGATGAGCGGAGGAGTTCAGACGGTCAGCCAGGTGACCGCCGCATGGGACTGGGACTCGCAGAGCAATCCTGAGAGGGGCACGGGCACGCCCAATGGCGTGGGGTGGTTCGACTACTGGATCGTCGTCTACCCTCTCTCATCTTCGGTCTCCCCCTGGACGAGCTACGTCGCGACCACAGGACACTGGGGGGACGGACAGGCAGGGCCTGGATCCGTGTGTGGCATCGGGCTCACCGTCACGCCCGCAGAGGTGGACGTGATTCGCACCCTCATCACGAAGTGGAAGGGCGCACACATCACCACTCGTTGTCTCATCTGGAGCTACGACAACGCGGCCTTTGACCCAGCAACCCCCACGAGAGCGGGGAACCCTGACGGATCCTGGGGACGGTGGTTCAACACAGTGACCCTCCTTGCGTCTCGAAACAGGCTACACAGATACACGTCCCTTGGCCCCGAGCGGCCCTCCCAGTAGAGGCAACATGAGCAGCGGCGATCCTGGCAGCGAGAACTTTTGGGCAAGCGTCCAGATTCCGGACGACACCGACCCTTGGTCAGCTTCATCCTATTCCCCGGGTCTCTCCGAGGTCACGGACAGGACCCGGTGGCTTGGGCAGTTCACCGGCGTTGGGAGCGTGTTCCCCTCCACGCAAGCTTGGGGAGCCAACTTCACGGGGGCGGGGGGCACACAGAACCTCACCCTCGGCGCTCAAGGAATCATCGGCGTTGGAGGCACCAACTGCTGCGGTGGGGTCTTCATCGGTAACGGGTTGGGCTGTGGGATTACCTCCATGGCGGACACGGGGGCCCTTGCTCTGCGTCCGCCCCCCAACGTGGGTGTCCTGGGCTACGGAGGAAGCACAGGGGGAGCTGGCATCTACGGTTGGGCCCTAGGAGGCGACGCCCCTGGCGTCTTCGGTCATGCAGAGGGGTCTGGTAACGGGGTCGTAGGCCAAGCAGACCTCACCGGAGCGGGTGGGTACTTCACGGGGGGCTCCACCTCGGGTGCGGGGGTGTGGGGTGTCGCACAAGCGGGTGCAGGGCGAGGGGTCGTCGGAGAGGGCTTCGGGGCGGGCGCGGGGGTCTACGGCCTAGGGGGCGCCTCGGGCATCGGCGGGTGGTTCACGGGTCAGGGCATCGCCTGCGGCTGTCTCGGCATAGGGGGCACGGGAGGCGCCACAGTAGGCCCTGGAGTCGTCGGGATCGGTGGGGGTACCACGCCACCCCCGGTGGGCATCATCCAGGGCATAGGCGTTTACGGCGGTGGAGGCACCGGAGGGGACTTTTGCGGGGTTTATGGGCAGGGGACGGGCGCCGCCGCGGGGGTTTGCGGGTCGGGGGCCTCGGGCGGAGGGCCTGGGGGCTCATTCACAGGTGGAAGCCAGGGCTGCGTAGGCCAAGCCCTCTTGAACAACGGCACGGGCGTCACGGGGCTGGGGAATGGGTTGGATACCTCGGGGCTTGCCAACGGCTGCGGCGTTGCCGGAAAGGGAAACGTCGCGGAGAATGGCCCTGGCCTCATGGGCATCGGTGGGGGCACGGGAGCCGGTTGTGTCGGCATCGGAGGAATCAATGGTGACGGTGGTGACTTCACGGGCAACGGCAACGGGATCGGCGTCTCAGGTCAAGGTCGTTACGGTGGCCGTTTTACCGGCACAACCGGCCCAGGTGTCGGTGTGTGGGGCATCGGCGGGGGCAACGGCATGGGAGGCTACTTCTATGGCTCGGGCTCGGGTGTCGGTGTTCAAGGAATCGGGGGAGCTAGCGGAGACGGTGCAACCTTCCAAGGAGGAAGTGGAGGGGGGAACGGGGTCAACGGCATCGGTACCGGGACTTCCCCAGGTGTCACTGCTCAAGCGGGTACCCTAGGCTCCTGGTCTATCGCGGCCTACAATGGGCCCATCCACCTCGACGCATCGGCAGGCAGCGTGGCTCCTGGGCCGGGAACTCTCTGGGTGGACAACTTCCCGAAGGCGTTCGGAACCATCTCTCTGGACGGCAGCGGGAATGCAACCCTGATCTACGGCTACAACATTCAGTCGGTCATGGGGTCTTCGGGCTTCAACAACGTTGCCGTGGTTCTCAAGACGCCGATGCACAACTCATCCTATCTCGTGATGTGCCCCGGGCTCGTTCACGAGGATCCCGCAGGCCCCACGGTGAGCCTGAATGCTGCCAACGTGGGGATCACAGACAGTTCCCACTTCGCGTTCGACTTCTCCAACGGGGTGGTGGGCAGTGTCGCGGGCAATATCAACTTCGTGGTCTACGGGCCGAGCTGAGGGCATATGGGAAATCCATCGAACTGGACAGCGACAGGATACGACGCCATCGCGGTTGGTGGGGTTCGGTTCCCGACCCAACGGCAGGTACTGAACTTCCCCGCGGGCACCGTTGTCTCGGACGACCCAACTGGCGAGATGACGAACATCATCCCCGGCGGCGGCGGCGGCTCCGCCCCCTGGACCCAGGACTGCTCGGCGGGCGGGACGATCGCCTACTCGGGCCCGGTGCCCCCGCCGCCGCTCGTTATTTTGACCGGGACGCCCTCTGGGCCGTTTGCGCTTGAGATGCCAGATGGCCCGTGGGCCGCGACAGTGCTCAACGAGAGCCCGCAGAGCGCCACCATCAAGAACAGCAACAGCAACGGATGGACAGCCGTTTCAGGCCGTGCCGTGACGCTGGCAAGAGAGTATGGGGGCGCGACGCTCGCAACGACGATCCGCCCGGGCGACGGTAGCGTCTTTGGATTGGGCGCGCCGAACGGCACCATGGGGGACGCGCAAATTGCGCCGTTTGAAAACGGTCCAGGCCTGAGCTTGTTGAGCGTAGGAGCTGTCAACGTCGACAGTCCGGGGTTGCTCCCGTTGATGCCCGTTTACGGAACCGTACTTAACCCCATCGACGCGACGACGCATGGGATCACACCACCGGTAGCGGGCGCAGGGCCCATCGCCACATTGGAGGATGCGGCGCTGTGGCAGGCGACGAGAGGCTCCTATGCCTTCCAGGGCCTCTCCTGGGGCTGGCAGGGCGCGGACCAGTCGGGCGCGGCGAACGTCCTCGTCGAGCCCGCGGTCTACCCTAACGTGGCGTGGGCTTCGCAGCCGCAAACCACGCTCGGCGGCAAGTTCGGCGATGAGATCGTGGGGCCGTCCGGGTCGACCGCGTTCGACTTCGCTCTCCCAGTCGGGATGACGCACGCTACCATCAAGGTCCAGGCGTGCGTCGTCGCTACCTCGGGCTCAAGCGAGGCGGTTGGCGACGTCTTCTCGTCCGTCAGTGACATGGCCTGGACGTCGACAGGAACAGCCGTGGCGATCGTCTCGCCAGTCCTCGTCCAGTCGACGGTGCTCGCCTCGACCTCCATGGCTGCGACGGCCGTCTCTTGTGGGGCGGCCGGCATCAACGCGCAGGTCGTCGTCGGGGCCCCTGCCACGCTCGACCCAAGCACGGTAGTCGATGTGCAAATCCGGGTTTACAATGCGGACGTTGGACCCTGGACTCCCCCAACCTCGTAGGAGAGAGAGCATGCAAGCGATCCAACCGAAGACAAGCGCAGCCAAGAGCCCCAAGACCCTCCTCCCGTTCGTCGCCGTGGGCTTCGTCGTCGTGGCCATGCCGACCGTTCAGGGCGGGTGGGTCGGCCCTCGCGTCGGGTTCATGGACGCCTCGGGAGCCGTCCTGCCTGATGGCGCGGTGCCCCTCGTAGCGCCCGCGACGCGAGCGACCGAGCTCGCGGCGCTGCTCGCCGCCATCGCTGCCGGTACCGCGCTGGCGGGCGAGGCGCCGGCAGCCACGATGACCCGCGTCTGCGCAAGCGTCGTAGCCACCACTCGCGGCGTCGTGCTGGCGTGATGTACCGCCACACGAACGTGGCCGGGTGGGTGGCCAGCGCAGGCGCAGGCGCACTCACCGCGGCTTCCTCGCCAGTCGGCGGGAGCAGCCTCGGAGCCGCGATCCTGACCGTGGTTCTCGGCGGCGTCGGCGTCGTCCTCGGTAGAGTGCTTTGGGACATAACGGGCTGGATCACCGCGAGGTTGCGCCTCAGGCCTCAACCCGTGGACTGCCCGCTCGCTGCGAGCTGCCCGATGATCAACCCCCCGCGCGAGAGATCGCATGACCTCGACGCGGCGATATCCCACAAGGAGAACTGACCATGGCTAACAACGTTCACATGAGCATCGCGAGCTGGAATCTCGCGCTCAACGCAGCAATCGGCGCTCCGTGCGCGTCGGGCAAGATCGCAATCTACGACAGCACTGGGACCGGACAGCCCGCCACCCCCGCGCTGGGCGAGGTCACGACCGACGAGCCGGCCGGGACGCTCGTCGTTTTGCCAACGATCTAGCCGCGCCATCGTCGCCGGGGTACACTGCCCCTCGGCCCCGCGGGGACGGTCGACCTAGCCGCGCCCGCGGGGCGGCTCCCTCAGGAGGATCCATGACCCCGAAATCTGTTCTCGCTCTCGCGCTGGCCATCATCGCCCTCGTCGGGCCCCTCGTCGCGCAGGCGATGTCCCCGTCGGCCGTGACGCGCATCATCTCCATCTGCGGGATCGTCGGCGCAATCGCGGCGCACGTGACCAGCGCTCTGCAACCCAACGCCGCCGACCTGGCCCTGCGCGCGCGCATCGAACGCGCCGCAGAGAAGGCGGACACCGCGCCCGTAAAGGCGCTCCTGACGCACCTCCTCGGCGGTGCGGCGCTGCTCTGCCTCGCCCTCGCCCTCAGCGGCTGCGGGTGGCTGTCCGCGCACCCGACGGCGGTCCCTGTCGCCGAGACGATCGCGTGCGACGTCGCGTCGGCGCTGGACCCCTCGCAGGCGGTGCTGATTTGCGCCGGCATCGACGCCGCGGGCAGCATCGTCGAGAGCTTCGAGCCGGTCCCGACGAGCGCAGCGTCGGCGCAGGCGTTCGCTCGCAGGTTCCCCTCGGTGCCGGCGGTCCACGCGCTCGCAGTCAAGGGGGCGGCGCGGTGAGGCAATTCCTCTACCGCGGCCGGCCCCCCGCTGCACTCCGGCCGCACAAGCTCGCGGCGCGCACGCCCGCGCCCCTCGACCCACGCATCGCCTCGGCGCTCGCTGCCCCCCTGCCCACCGCTGTCGACCGGTCTCTGCCGCCCCCCATGGACCAGGGGCAGACCTCGAGCTGCTCCGCCCATGCGCTCGTCAAGGCCATCGAGATCGTCACGGGGTACCGCGGCTCGCCCCGAGACCTGTACTACAGCGCGGGCCTCCTCGAGGGGGACACCAGCGACGACGGGCGCGAGCTCGTGGACTGCCTGACCGCCGTGGCCACCTCGGGCATCGCCCCGTTCGCCGGCCCGACGCCGGACGGCCGCAACAGCGACGTGACGCCCGAGAACGTGCAGGACGTGCCAACGCCGCAGGACTACTTCTACCGCCGCGAGTTCGACCTAGGGCGGGCCTCCATCGACCCGCGCGGGGACCACGTCTCCGACCTGTGCGCCGCCACGCTCGCGGCCGGTGGGGTGATCTACCTTGGGACACAGATTGGCAACGCGTTCGAGGAACTCCAGGGCGCCGTCGTGGCGCAACCCGACCCGGCGAACGACCCGTCCTCGGGCGGCCACGCGCTCGCGCTCACGGGCTACCGCACGATGCCGGACGGCTCGAGGCAGTGGCGCGTAGAAAACTCGTGGGGAGAGGCTTTTGATGAGGCTGGCGAGTGCTGGGCCTCGACCGCGTGGCTGGCCGCGTGCTGGGAGCTGCATCCTGTCCTCGCGCCCCTCGAGGCCGGGGCCCCCGACCCCTCCCCCGCTGGCGAGCGCGGCGCGGGACTGCTCGACGCGGTCCTCGTCGCCGTCGACCGGGCCATCGTTGCCGGGGAGCACGACGTGCAGGCGGTGGTCAACGCCATCCTCGCGAGGTTCGCGTGAGCGGCCGGCCGCCCGAGGACGACCTACGCGGTCGGCCGCCACTTCCCCCCGGCCTAGCCGACCGCGAGCACCTCTACGACGGCGGCGGCGCATCCTGGGCGCGACCCGGGGCGCCGCATCGGTTACCGGCTCCAGTTCGGTCCCTACAAGGTCGCGGACTACCGGAGGCAGCTCGAGTGGGAGCGGGGGAGGGCGCGATGAGCGGCCGGGTCGACCCCGAGGAGTTCGTGAAGACGTGCGCCAAGCAGGCGAACGAGTACGTCCAGCGGATGTGGGAGCAGTCGGGCGGCGCCGGTCCCGCCCCGACTGCCAGGGGGTTCGTGGGTACGAAAACCGGTTTTCGTACTGAGCCCCCGAGCTACGAGGAGCTGGTCGGGGCGCTCGACGAGGCCCTCGAGATAATCGCCCACGAGGTGCCGGCGAGCGCGTTCCAGTGCAGCACGGGACCGGACGCCGACGGGGACGACGCGAACGCCGCGATGCTGGGCGCGATGGTCAGGAGGCTCCAGCGGGTCAGGGAGCGCGCGCTCGGCATCGTCGGTCTCGCCACCAAGGTCGCGCGCGCGCTCGGGGAGGCACCATGAAGAAGCGGTGGGCGGTCGACACGGGGTGCGGCAGGACGTTCTACTGCTACACGGATGGCGGGGCCAAGGAGGCGGTCAGGATGGTGCCGGATTGGCCATGACCTTGCTGCGCGCCTCCAAGCTCGTCGGCCTCGCGATCTGTTCGGCCTCGTGCGCCGTGTGGCTCGCGACCGGGTCGGTGTACCGCTCCCCGTGCACGCACCTCGGCGTGCGCGGCCACTCGGACGACCTCGGGCGCGACTATGCGGTCACGGTCCAGGTCTCGACGGACTGGCCATTCTGCCCCGAGGTCTACGGGGGACGGCGATGACCGCGGCCTGGCTCGGCGGGGCTGGTGCTGTTGCTCGCGGTGCTCTGGGCGGCGCAGGCGATCGATGGAGGTGAGGGATGGTCCGAATCGTCGATTGCTCGCGCTACACGGGCCCCAGCATCCGGTGGGACGAGGTCAAGGCGGCGGGGGTCGAAGGGGCCATCGTGCAGGCCCAAGAGGGCAACGACCGCCCGAACGAGCGCTTCGCCGCGCAGGTCACGGGCGCGAGAGAGGCGGGGCTACTCGTCGGCTGGTACCACGTGGCCTACCCGCTCCCGACGGCGGCGGCGCATCCTGGGCGCGACCCGGGCGACCAGATCGCGCTTGCGTGGGACGT